GGGCGCATGGGCTTAGCGCCATACGGCGGTTGTCCCTGCGGAGCAATCCACCTTGGCCGCCCCCGTCTAACAGACAGACCTTGTAAGAATTGGGCCGGTACACCGTCCAAAAACGCGGGCGCCCGGCACGAAGGAACTTCGTGCTCTGATCCTGCGGGGAAGGGTTAGCAATCATGAGCGTCATTTTGCCTATGAAGCTGGTGCCCAACCCGGCGACACCCACGATGTTCAAACTGGCTTCGTTCCAAGAGATATTCATCCGCGACATTTACGGGCTGAAACGAGTGCCGGAGACCCCATACGAGATTGCTCGCCGATATACCCGCGATTACCTGCTTGGGGAGGATTCTGAATGATCCCCTTCGAACAAACCTACGGCTTCGCCACGAGAGGTACACTTGCCGATATTTCGCGAGTAATGGGATGGCTTGCTGACAACATCGGTGACTATGCCGTGTTGCTGAATAACATAGATATGAGACACCTGCCCGACAACGCGGCCCATTTGCTAATGACATCTGACGATACTATCGAAATGAAGGTCAATTTCCGCGACCTAGAGGAAGCCGCCAAGTTCAAATTATTCTACGGCGGCTCCCAATGACACGATCCCCAACAAAGATTTGCCGGAACTGTTCCGTCACGATCACCGCCGGTGAGAATTGGCGTAATTGTGATCGAAAGTCCCGCCACAACATTTGTATCGACTGTGCCCGCGCCAAGTCTCGTCAATGGGCTGCCGACAATCGCGAGGCCTACAACGCCAAGATGCGCGACATCAACGCCCGCTGGCGGAAGGCTAACCGCGACAAAGCCAGTGCGGCAGTCAAGAAATGGGGTGATGCACACCCTGAAAAGCTTGCCGAATATAAACAGCGTCGTCGTGACAAAACGACGAAGGACACGCCAATATTGTTGGCGCCGTTCAAATGTCGCGACTGCGGCCGCAAGATGCAGGTCGGGGTCAATGTCGATCTCAAAAAGCGCAAGGCTAACGGCAGAATTTGCCGAAAGTGCATCAATCTCAACTCCAGAATCTATTACAGAGCCGTCAAGGCCCGGAAAGAGGCCCCTGAGCATGTCTAATATTGGAAAACACTGCAACAAGTGTGACGCGCCCCTGATCATGGGCGAGAACTACTCGCAATCACTCCTGAACTATCGCAAATGGATTTGTAAGCCTTGCGTTGCTACCAAGCAGCGCAATTTGGCGGCAAAAGACCGCGCGCGATACAATGAGAAGGCCAAAGGCCCGAACAAGGCATGGCGCGAGGCTAACCGTGAGAAGGCCAAGGCCTCGGTTCAACGTTGGCGTGAGGCTAACCCTGAGAAAGTCAAGGCATACTCAAAGCGTTGGCGTGACCGTATGAAAGCCTTGACTGATGATCCGAGGCCCGAAGCGTGATGATGGAGTTTCGCCAGACCGCTTTTCCCAAGCGTGACCACGGCTCTTCCGGCGTGCGGGTGCTATTGGATATGACTTTCACCGCGACTGACCTTGAAACGCAGCCCGACGGTGAGGTCACCTACAACGTGGTCACCTCACCGGATATGGAATCTGTGCGGACGTGGATCAATTGCAATCGCGAGTTTCTGATGTCTGCGGAGACTTCTGACGAGCTTGATGAGGATGTGGACAACTTTCGCGCCCATGCCCAGATCACCCTTGAGTTTGTTTCTATGTTCCACGCGCTGCGATTCTGTCGCGATTGGCCGCGCCATAGTCGGCTGGACCTTTAGGTAGACGGCGACAAACCATACCTCTCCCTAAATAAGGCGATGAGGTTTCTACAAAGCCCTGAGCCGAGAAATCTCTACCACACGGTAGAGGACCAATAACTAATGGCGTTTGACGTAATTGCAGGGAAGTTCCCCAAAGATGATGATTTCACGCCTCGGGCACGCGCTTTAAGCCTGCTGCTGCGCGTGATCGCGCCAGAACTTGAGGGTGGTATCTACGATCTTCCCAAGGCGGCCAGCGCGAAGAAACTCTACCCGTTCCATCAGGAATGGGAGGGCAAACGATACATCACGCTGATGGAGCGCAAGCCCAATATTCCCGAGGGCACGAACACCATTCGCAGCCAGATCGTGCGGCAGGGCCAAATGCTTTTCGGCGCCGCCACCTTCCCGGCCATTGAAACCTCCAATGACGCGGCCCGTTCGCTCCTGAATGGCTGGATTGATCAAGCCGACGTTGCTGATCGGATGCGCGAAGCTGTCTTGATCGGCTCTGTCGGGTCTATGGCGTTCCATCTGAAGGCTTTGTCTGACCCTAAAGTCAAAAATCAGCCTCACCGTGTCTACCTTGAGGCCCACACCACCCGGTTCTTGGTCCCGACTTTCAACCCTTATCGTCCCGACGAGCTTCTGAAGGTGACGGAGAAGTATAAGCTGGACGGCGAAAGTCTGGCGGCTGACGGCTACGCCATCGATCCCCGAGATTTCAACCAGATTTTCTGGTTTATGCGCGAGTGGGATATCAATTCCGAGATTTGGTATGTCCCGTGGAAGGTGAGTGACGAAAAGACGGCAGCGAAGACCAAGACACCCTTCGTCCCTGTGGTCGATTACTCCGAGGGCAAGACAACCGACCACAAACTGGGCTTCTGCCCTTGGGAGTGGGTCAAGAACCTGCCGCTGGGCAGGGGTATCGACGGTTCGTGCCAGTTCGCCGCTGCGTTGGATCACGCCGTCAACCTCGACTATCTGGAAAGCCAGATCGCGGCAGCGGTAAAGTACACGATGTCGCCCACCATGGTGATCGCCAAGCCAAAGGACGCACAGTCTACGGGCGACGACGACACCGAGACCAATGATGGGGCGGGCTTCGTCTCCACCCCCTCAACAATCCTGACCATCGATGCCGAGGGTAAGGCCTACTATCTCGAAATCAGCGGTGAAGGCATTGAGAAGGCCCGCTTGGTCGCGGCCGATCTCCGCAGGGCCATCATCGAAGCGGTCTACGGCGACCGTGTGGACCCCAAGGATGTGACCATGGGACACCAAGGCGCCCAGAGCCTCAAGCTGCTCAACCAGCCCCTCATCGGCGTGTGCGACCAGCTAAAGCAGTCCTACGGCAGCGCCTTCAAGCGCGTGCTGAAGATGGTGCTGAAGATCGTGGAAAGCCGTTCGGTCGAAGTGAACGACGTGATCATCAATGGGGTTGGTCCGGTCACCGACCTCGCTCTGAATTTCGGCAGCTACTACACCGACACGCCGTCGGAGAAATATGCCGACGCTCAGGCGGCCGATCTGAACATGAAGAACGGGCTGCTGAGCCGTGATCGAGCGATGAATAACATCGCCACGACCTACAACATTCCGAACATTGCAGCGGAAGTAGTCAAGGTTGCACAGGATCAGAAGGCATCCGATGAGCGCGCGGCTGCGCTGGCACAGGCAACGGCACAGGTCAAAGTATCCGATAGCATCTAAGGCTGGTCGGGTCGGACAATTGTGACGGATTTCGGATAGGGCCTTTCGAGCGATTCCAACATTTCCGGTGTCATTTGCTTCGCAATGTGTTTTCGCAACGCGGCGAGCATTGGCCCTCGCGTGGAAATCTCATTTGTATGTCGCTCATTGATGATGCGGCTAGGCAATGGCTTGCATTTGGGTTCCGGCGTTTCGACCAGCACCCATTTCTTTTGAAGACCAGTGCCCACCGGCCTCCCTCTACGTGGTTTCTCTTGTTCGGACTCATCACTCATCCGACAAGAATACCACAACAATGGCGATACTTACTAAATACTCCGTAATCCGCAGGCGCGGACTGCCATTTAGGGAGGCCCCAACATGACCGAAACTGTAACATCTACTGAAGAAGCCGCCACGGCGACTACTTCCCAATCGTCCACCACCCCCAAGGTTGAAGCTGCGGCAGGCGCTGCAAAGCTCAGCTACGAACAGTTGGACGAGTATCACGAGCGAGCCATCGCGGACAATGTAAAGCTCCGCAAGGCAAACAGTGATTACAAGGCACAGATGAAGGAATTGAACGAACAAGCCAGCAAGGCTGCTGCGCTTGAAGAGTCCATTCCAAAGATTGAACAGCAGGCGCGTGAGCGTGTTGCGAAAGCTGAGTTCCGCGCAAGACTGCGGAATGAAGGCATCGACAATGCTAACGCACTTAAGCTTCTAGACCTCTCCATTGTCAAATATGACGATGAAGGCGATGTGGCTAACGCTGATGAAGTCTGGGATCAGTTTCGCGAAGCAAACCCATTCATCTTTGGCTCCAAGCAAGCCGTCAACACCAGCACTTCTTCGGTTCACAAGGCTCCCGAGCCCAAAATCACCGAAATCGACTGGTTGAAGGTTTCAGCAGAAGAGCGAAAGCGCGCAAGCAAACCTTCGCGCCTGTAACAATAAACTGACGCGGCCAGCGGTCGCCCCTTAAAATCATGGCTAATCTTCTCACGACTATCTCCGCTGAGTTCACTCCTCTGACTCAGACCAACTACCTGAAGGCCGGTGTTCTCGACGCTCGCCAGCCCGAATACGTCTGGACCGAACTGGCTTCCGACGATCTGGAAACCTTCCCGACCAAGCACGGCGAACCTCAGATCGTTTCCGTCCGTGGTCTGCGCGCTCCGAACACCACTCCCAACAACGTCTCGAATATCTCTGACCCGAACGCTGGTATTAATTTCAGCGGTATCCAGTACGAGCAATTCATGATGCAGGTTGACCGTTATGATGGCGGCGACTTTGTTGACATGTTCTCGCGTCATTTCCCCATCGCGGACAAGTTCTTCGAAAACTACATCACTCTGGCTCAGGGCGCTGCTTCCAGCGCTGACTTCATTGCTCGTAACGTCGGCTACGGCGTTTACACGTCCATGCAATCGGTTGTCCGTCTGGCCAGTGGTAGCGCTTCGACCACGGTTGAAGTTGACGACATCCGTGGCTTCAAGGCTCTCACTGGTGCTCAAGGCGAAGTTGCAACTGCAAACATCGTCGTCGGCGCCAACACTTACGTGTTGTCTTCTGCGGTCGCTAACTCTTCGGCAACGTCTTCGTTCACCACGACTGATGGCACTCTGTCCGGCATCGCTGGTACATTGACCTTCACCTCTGCGGTTGCTGCTGCTGACCTGACCTCGCACTCCCCGGTCAAGGCCGTTGGTGCTCCGACGATCCTGCGGGCCAACGCTCGTGTTTCGACGCAGACCCTCGCGGCTGGCGACACGCTGAACATGGCATTGATCCAAAAGGGCAAGAACCTGCTGGTCAACAACCGCATGGTCGGCAAGAATACCAAGCAAGCTGTTCTGTATGCAACCCCGGACGCGCTGTACGGCCTGTATCGCGACCCCGAGTTTCAACTGCTCTACCGAGGCGCTTACGGTTCGAAGACCTACACCACTGGTGAAGTCGCCGATCTGTTGGGCATCCGTATTGTGGAAGTTACTTCCGCCCCGATCCAAACTCTGGGCGCCCTGACCATCCACCGTCCGATCATGGTCGCCGAAGGTTGGATCACGAAATACGAAATGACCTCCACCATGTTCGATGAACAACTGGACGGCCCGGTTCACCGGATCGTTGCGGACAACATCGCCATGATCACGACTGCTCCGACCGATCCGGCTGGCCAGTTCGTGAAGCAGGCTTACCTTCAGTTCGTTGGCTATAGCTGCCGCACTGACCGTCTGCTCACCTCGGCAGTCGTTCCGACGGCAACCAACGCGATCTACAAGCGCGCTGTCGTGTTCGAAGTCACCGCTTCCTAAACCTTCCATCTTCGCTAGAGACTAAAAGAGAGGCCGTCCTTCGGGGCGGCCTTTCGCTTGTGTATTCCTAAATACACTCATGACCACGAACGCCGTTTTACTCACTGATGCCCAGACTGCGGATGTCCGCCGCCACCTCGGATACCCGAACTACGCCAGTGATGACGATACTTCGGCCCCCTACTACCGCTTGGCTGCGCTTGAAGCACTGAACTATCGCCTCGATCACCTCCGTCCCGAGGAAGCGGTGTTCGTCACCGCTCAGTTGAAGGCCATCAACACGGCTTATGCCAACTATATCGCAGCACAAGCTAATCTGAATGTCCTCAGTGTCTCGGTCATCACCAACAATCCCAACGAAATGTCCATGCGTAGAGGCGTTTACGTCTCGCTCTGCAAGGATATGGCCTCGTGGATTGGGGTTTCTTACAAGGGGGCTAGTGGAAGCGCGACCCGGCGTATCGTCTAATGGTCACGAATATCCTCTCAACAACTCAGTCCGCATTGTCGGCTGGCTATGGTCTACTTGGTGGAACACTTGGTGAAGCCTACGAGTGGTATCAGCCCATCTCGCAGTGGAGTCCCATTTCCCCGCGCAACGATGAGGGCGAGTTCCTTTGCCTTTTTGACCGTGACGCGGCCTTCCCTGCCCGCCGCGCCTCCGACTACGGCAAGCCTCTTTGGTTCGTGGCCTACGACCGTGGCGGCCCGTCTGTGGGCGACTATCTGGTTGGCGCCGACGCAACCCATTTCATCATCGATCAGGCCTCCCTCACACCGTCTCTGACGGTCAAGTGCAATGCTGTCCTGAGTTTCTACCGCCCCGGCGGCGACACCACGGCTTCGACCGTCGTTGATCCCTCTCCGGCCGACGGTACGCCGAACCCCTACGAGTATTTCCACGAGTCCGACCGTCCGAATGAGGGTCAGGGCGACGGTCTCGCCACCTTCTGGCCGGTCAGCTTGCTGCAAGGCCCCAAGGGCGAAAAGTTTGTAGATCCAAATTTGCCGGAATCCACCCGTGACCCGTGGTGGGTGATCCTCTGCCCGATCATTCCGAACGTCCATTTCATCACCGGCGACCGTGCCGAGGATGCCAACGGCAACCGCTACAAGATCAGTTCACCCGAGCTAAGCACCCTCGGATGGCGCCTCACCGCAGAGTTGGTGGAGGTTGGTCATGGCTGATGTCTCCGACGTGGCCGCCGGACTGGCCAACACCATAGCTGTCGCCCTGTGGCCGGGCATGAACGCCCCTAATCCGGCGAACCTGACCCGCACACAGATCGTCTCTAACGCTGTGCAGCTTGCTGCCCGCGTCATCACCGATTGGCCCTCTCCCGACAAGCTGACCAAAGACTTCGCTGCCAATGGCGTGGTGGTCTCGATCTACACAGTTCCGGGCAACTCTCGGGACACGACCGGCTATGCCACTGGCTGGCAGTCGGTCAAAGCCGTCCCGATCACCGTCAACACCACGGTCGCTGCCAACTCCGTCACCTTTGATGGCACAGGGACCGCCGGACAGGTCGTAGGCGTGGGTTATGGCCTGACAGGCTGGGCTTTCCGCCTAACGGGCTCCACCGCCCCCACAGACCTCGCTACGGCCTTTGCCGCGACCATTCCGGGGGCCAGCGCCAGCGGCGCGGTTCTGACCCTTGCGACCTCGCTGCCGGTGATGGCGCCGGTGGTCTCTGACTCTCTGCAATTCAAACTGCAATCCAGCCAAGTCCAGAGGTTCAGCCTTCAGACGTGGGCGCCCACCCGCGCTGCTGCCGATGCCATCGGCAAAATCATCAACGTTGCCATGGCGAGCACACGGGCAATCCCGATGCCCGATGGCTCGTTCGCCAACAAGCCCAAGTATATGGGCACCGATCCCCACACCATGGATGAGAAGGCGAGCATCTTCCGCCGCGATGAGGTGTGGGAGGTTGAGTACATCACGACGGTTCCTCTGACTACGACCGGTATTCTGTTCGGCAGCATAAATATGAATAACGTCCAGATCGGTCTCTTTAAGCCGACCTAACAGACTTTTGCTGCCTCTGCCGAACGCCGGTCTTGGGTATTATTGTGAGGAACTTCAAATATGACCACCAATACATTTGACCCCGGCGTTGATGTCAACATCATCGACTCGTCCATCGCGGCCCTGAATGGCGTTTCGATGGGGACCACGGGTTTCGTTGGCTCTGCATCGTTCGGCCCGGTCGGTGTTCCCACCACGGCAGGCAGCTACGCCCAAGGCGCCGCAATTTTCGGTGACCTGACCACCCGCAAGCACGACCTGATGACTCAGGTGGCCACCGCTTCGGTCAACGGCTGCTCCGATATGCGGCTCATCCGCGCGACGGACAACACCGATACGAAGGCCATCGGCAACGTCACCGTTTCGGTCGCCAACACCCCGGTCATCATCGCTTCGGTCGCGGCCAAGTGGACCGGCTCTCTGGGCAACCAAATCGGCCTGACCCTCGCGTCGGGCGCCAAGTCCAACTCCATCACCGTTTCGGTCACTGTCCCTAACCAGACCACTGAAATTTTCGACAACCTGCCCAACGTCGGCTTTGCCAACGCTTTTGTGGCGGCAGTCGCCACCGGCGCGGGTGTTGCTCGCGGCCCTTCCAACTTCATCACCGCCGCTATCGGCAACACCAGCGTCACACCGGCAGCAGCTACCCTCACACTGGCGGGCGGCTCCGACGGCGCCACCGGCGTGACCGCAGCCATGCTGGTCGGTTCCGACAGCACCGTGAAGACCGGCATGTATGCCCTGCGTGAGCAAGGCGTGCGGTTCTTGGTCCTGTCCGACGCGGACGACTCTTCGACTTGGACGCTTCAGTCAGCGTTTGCTCAGGCTGAATACATGCTGGCAGGGATCGTTGATCCGGCTGGCGACACCATTGCCAACGCCATCGCCACCAAGGATGTGGCCGGTCTCGACAACCCTTGGGCGGTCGAACTGCAAGGCGACTGGCCGTCGTTCAACGACACCATCAACGGTGTTGTCCGCAAGGTCTCTCCGCAGGGGTTCTGGGTCGGTATCCGCTCCAACCTCCTGCCGCACGAGTCCGCTGCCAACAAAGAAGTCTCTGGCATCGTCACTTCGGAGCGTATTGCCTCGGGCTCTGCGTATAGCTCGGCAGAACGCAACCAACTCTTCCAAAACGGCATCGATGTAATCACCAACCCTGCCAATGGCGGGAACTATTGGGCGTTGCGTGGTGGATACAACACCAGCAGCAACTTGCTCTGGAACAGCGATAGCTGGACCACGATGACCAACTACCTGTCCGCCACTTTGAAGGCTGGACTGGGTATCTACGACGGTCAGGTCATCAACCAAGACACGATGAACGCGGCCAAGGCCACGGTCACCAACTTCCTCGGCAGTCTGGTGGACCGGGGCATCCTCGCCAAAGTCAACGGCAAGATGCCGTTCAGCGTTGTTTGCGACAGCAGCAACAACAGCCAAGCAGACCAAGCCCTTGGTTACATGACCATGGATGTGAAGGTCCAATATCAGGGCATCATTCGCCAACTGGTCCTCAATCTTGAGGCTGGCGCTGGTGTCACCATCACGCCGCAAAACTAAGGTAAAGGTAACAGTAACTAATGAGCAATTTTGATTTCAGCCTTGGTAAAGACGGCGATACTCTTATCCTGATCGGGCCTGATGGTCTGTCGCAAATTGATATTCAATATGTGAAGGATTTTGAGCCTAAGCAGGACAAGACCGACATCGTAGTCAAGGGTCTCGACGGTCGTCGGCACACTTTCTACGCACCTGAAGGTTGGAGCGGTAGCTTCACCGTCACCCGTCGTAACCCCGCACTGGACGATTTCTTCACCAGCCTCGAAAGTGATTGGTTTGAAGCTGGTATTGCCAGCCTGATGACGATCTATCACTACGTCACTGAAAAGGATGGCACTCAGCGTGGATGGATGTACACCAACTGCACCCTCCACCTGTCTTCGGCAGGCAAGTGGGAACAGGATTCCAAGCCGGTCGAACAGAAGGTTGACTTCTCGGCTGAGCGTAAAGAGCCCGTCTAAGCCCCAAAAGTCAGAAACAGAAAAGGCCGGGTATCCCCCGGCCTTTTTCATGTCTGTGCTTATTTGATGTCGAAGATGAAGACGACGGCCAAAGCGCCAGCGATGAACAGGCCGGTTGCGGCGAAGATGCAGTAGATGATCTTCGCGACATTCCACCCCGTAATCAGTGTGTTGAGCACCGACAACTTCACGTTCACGTCGTTGGGGTCTTTGATTGGATCAGTAAGAAATGCCACTTGGTAGCCCTCTCGAAATTAGCACGCCAAGTAAAGGCGCCAAATGAATCGCCTGTCAAGGCGCTTTAAGCTCAATTCGCGAACGTAGAATATCGCAAACCAATAAATACGGCTGGTCACCTTTCCGGGGGACCGGACGGCAGAACGTCTCCAACCGCCTAAATACGGATGGGACGGCTCTGCCGTCTACTATTTAACATTAACCCCGGAAATGAATACAACCATGACTATTAAATCCGAAAAGACTATTCCAGTAAACGTTGTCGATGACCAATCCGACACCTTCACTGTTAGTGACTCCAAGGGGCGGGAAATCCGCTACCGCGATATTGATCTGATCGAGCAGTACGACTTGTCCCGCGCCATGGGCAGTGAAGACGCGATCAATCCCATGCTGGTGGGTATCGCCACCCGTGCCGCCGGTGTGCGCGCGATTGACGGCGCCGCCCGCGCTTTCCCGATCAACGCCCAACAGGTCCGCGCGGCGGTCATCGCCCTCGGCAAGCACGGCGCCACCGCGATCACCAAGGAACTTGAGAAACGCGAAGCGGATGCTGAAACCGCTGAACAGGTCGTGAATGAAGTAAAAAACTACTAAAAAATCAGGAGGTCCGCCTCGCTCTTGGTTTACACAAACACGGTTGGGATTGGGACAAGGCTTGGGGCGGCAAGCCGCCCTCCCGCGTCACCTTTGCATTGAGGTGGGCGGGCATGATCATCGGCAACGAAGCCGAAGGCACCGAATACAACTACGATACACTACAGCCAATTAAGAAGACTACCAAATAATGACCATCGGACTTGACCAACTTCTGCTCAAAATCCTCACGCTCAGTATCGTTATCAACGAAGGCGCGCATGAGGGACTGACGGAAGTTGGCAAGATCGTCAAGGAAGAGGCCAAGAGCGAATATGGCCACTATCAGACGGCCATCAAAGACGTTGAAGCTTGGGCAGAACTTAGCGATTTCACCAAAGAAGATCGTGTGTCCAAGGGTTTTACTGAAAATGACCCGCTGTATCGAACCGGCGCGGTCAAGGATTCGGTTGAGTACCACGTCAACGGTTCCTCATCCGTCGCCATAGGCTCTGACCGCGAAGAAGCAGCCTACCTCGAAGGCGGCACCGCGAAGATGCCAGCCCGCTCAGTTTTGGCGGGCTCGGCTTATCGCAAGGAAAAAGAAATCACGGAGATCATCGGTAAAGCTGTGGTCAAGAAGATATTTAAGTAAGGCGTAGAATATGTCCGCAGGGTTTACCACTGAAGTTCTGATTAAGATGTCCATGCTCAACAACGTGAGCGCGGTCATCAACCTTATTGGTAAGGACATCCTGAAGCTCAAGAACGACATCTTGAGCACAAAAGGCGCGTTGGAATCCCTGAAGACACCTTTGGGCCGGGCCATGCTGGGCGCCGGGCTCGTGGCCGGTGGCTCCGTGCTCATCAAAGGCGCCTTGGCGCTGACGAACGCGGCCGACGAACTCAATCACCAGCAGACCCTATGGCTGGCCGCAGGCATCAACAACGCCGACATGATGAAGGGCACCAAGGATTCTTGGCGGCAGGCCAACACCATCATGGGCAGCGACGTGGCCACCAACATGGCTTCCATGCTGCACCTTCGCCAAATCCTCGCCAACCCCGACGAACTCTATGCCAAGGACGCGAAGACGGGCCGCACCGTCGGTGACGAGTATGTCCGCAACTCCATCGCGCTCCACTCGATCACGGGTGAAGACGGCGAAGGCCAGATGCACCTTGTGGCGCGAACCATCGATGCCCTGAGCTTGGCCAATGGTGCTGACGGCAAATTCTCTGCTGGCCTGTTCGCACAGAACGCCAACCTGATGACCGCTCAGATCGCCGCTGGTGGTGGCAAGCTGAAGGCCGAAGATTTGCTGACCTTGGCTCAGCGCGGCGGCTCGTACATGGGCAACATCGCCAACGCCAAGGATGCCAATGGCGTGTCCCAAGGCTTGGTCAACCTGACCGGTATGGTTCAGACCCTCGGCGGCTCTACGACAGGTACGACCCTGACGATGATGAACCGCGCCCTAAAGGATGGGTCTCTCTACAAATCCACTTTTGAAGGTTTGCAGACCGGCTTGGCCAAGGCGGGCGGTCTCTACGACATGAAGAAGGTTCACGTCGGCTCCGGCAACAGCCCGATCCGCTTTGACCCCGGCGCTCTACAGGACGAAGCCAAATTCAAGGGCAACCCGATGGCTTGGGTGTGGGAAGACCTCATCCCCAAGATGAAGAAGGCTGGCTACGCCACTGCCGACGAACAGGTGAACTTCCTTCAGCACGCCAAGCTGAACGCCAGCACGACCAAGTTCCTGTCGGAAGCTGTCCGCAACGAAGCCCTCTTCAAGCGCGAAGCTGAGAACGTCAGACAAGCTCAGAAGGTCAACCAATACGATCAAGTCATGTCGCATGACGTTGATGCCAACGTCGAAGCCATGAAGAAGGCTTGGCACAACCTTGCCGCAGCTATCGGTATCTCTTCGTCTGGCCAGTTCATCGCTGGTTTGCAGGCGATCACCAGCGGCATTCAGGCCGTGACCGGTTGGTTCTCCGATCACCCGACGGCGGGCAAGATCATTGTCGATACGCTGATGACCGTGGGCATTGCCATGGTCGCCATCGGCGCCGCGCTGCTGATCTCCTCAACCCCGTTCATTTGGGTTCCCCTGCTGATCGGTGGGGTGATCGCAGCCATCGCTTGGCTCTCCACTCTGGACTGGTCTGTCATCGCCAAGGCTGTGGGCAAATTCTTCGTGGATATGGGCACGCTCGCCGGTCACGCCGTGATGCAGGCCGCCCGTTGGGTCGGCCACATGGTGATGGGCTTCGTGCGTTGGTACCTCGGCGTAGACATCGCCATCATCAAGTTTGTGGCCGACATCGTGGTGCTGATCGCCAAGTGGATCGCGGGCATCTGGACAGCCGTGGTCACAGGTTTCCAAGATTTCTTCACCCGCCTCGGCGTGTGGCTGCTCGGCTTGGTCAAACTCATTCCGGGTGTCGGCAAGTTCCTTGGCGGCGCTGGCGCTGCCGCTGCTCCCCCTGCCGCTAAGGTTGGTGGACGGGATACCCACGCGACGATCCATGTTCCCGTTCACATCGGCAACAACAAGCTCACCGACCATATCCAAAAGGTCGTGCTTGGATCGAACCCGAACGTCCAGACCGGGCCGTCCTTCCACAACCCTGCTCATACCTTCTCACCGCCGGGGGCAAACCCGACCTCCCGCTAAATAACGAGGTATGGCAAGTTCAAATCCCACCCAAGGCAGCGCGCCGGTAACCCTCGGTAGTTTCCAGTTCAGCGGCTTCTCCACCCCTCCAAGCATCAAGTTCGGCGGCAGGCAGCAACTTGTTGTCCACAAGATGCCCGGCGGTCGCCGTGTCATTCAGGACATGGGCTCCGATCCTGCCAATATTGTGATTTCCTGCATGTTCCTTGGGAACGGCGGCAACGCACAGGCTCAACAACTTGTGCGGATGAAGGATACCGGCGGCCTCTATCGGCTGATCTGGTCTACCAACAGCTACACCGTCGCCATCGAGGATGTGGAACTCACCGGCGAGTACAGCAAGATCGAATGCACCATCACCTGCGTGGTGCAGACCACTCAGCCGTCCACCAACGTGGCCACACCGGTCCAAAGCGTGGCCTCCGATATTGGGTCTGCCAATACCAACAATCTGGACGACTCCCTTGGCCCGCCGCTGGCTGCGGCCACCTCTGCCCTCAGCGCGCCGGGGTCGGTTATCACAGACGCTCTGGGAGCCCTACAGACGGCCCAGAGCACCGCTGCATCCATCATTGGGCAGGCCAATGCCAATCTGGGCGCCTTGGGGCTGGTAGGCCTTCCGGGGGTCAACACGTCGGTCACCCTGCGAGGGCTGAGCGTCGTCACTAGCTCGCTGTCCAACATCGTCAACGTGGGGCCGTCCAACGCCTACATCGGGCGGGCGATCCAAACCATCACGGCGGCCCTCTAACCATGGCCGACGAACCCGACACGGTAGACGACACCGACATCCCCGATGATTCCACGACCGTTGAGGAAGTGGTGGTCGTCGCATCGTCGGGCTCCACCTACCAACGTTACCTTCAGCGCGCCTTGGTCGCTGGTCTCGATTTCCCGATCATGACTTCGGGGGTCAAACAGACCGGCTTCTTCCATGCCGACACCTTCGAAGCCTCCATCCCCCTGTGGATCGGCAGCTACGATCACGAATGGTGGCTGACCCAAATGAACCCCACGGAAGTGGAGATTCAGTATGGTGAAGCCGACGACAGCGGCGAGGTCGAATGGACCTCAATGCTCAAAGGTCTGATTGACCAAGTTGAAGCCGAACCTGACCTCAACACTGTCCGTATCAAAGGTCGCGATAAGACGTGCCTGCTGATCGATCTGAAGCTGCGGGAAGCCTATCGCAACAAAACCTCATCCGAGGTTGTCCAACTCCTTGCTGACCGTGTGGGCCTCGGCACAGACCTGACAGCCACCACCACACTCGTGGGCACCTACTATGACGGCAACCACCAGAGCACCACCCACGACACTTTTTCCAAGGCTCAGAACGCTTGGGATTTGATCACCATCCTCGCACACGCTGAAGGCTTCAAAGCGTGGGTCAAGGATGATCTTGTCCATTTCAAAGCTGCCGAAGAATACGAAGACGATCCGTGGATTATCACATGGGCTCCCCCAACCGTTTCTGCGGACGGTCAATACATCATCGCGTCCAATGCTTCGGTCAAAGGGTTGAAGATCACCCACAACCTTCAGGCGGCCAAAGACATCAGCGTGACTGTTCGGTCATGGCACTCTTGGAACCGTCAAGGCACGGAAGCTGTCCATACCGGCCCGTCCAAGGCGCCCGCAGGCTTCAACGCTACCTATGGCGCGACGAAAGGCCAAGCCGCCAAGAACGACAAAGTGTCCAGCTACACTTTCGAATTTCCCAACCTCACGCCCGAACAGGCTCAGGTCAAAGCTCAGCAGATTTACGACGATCTCACTCAGCATGAGTACATCGTTGAATTTGAGATGCCCGGCGATGTGACGAAGACGGCTCGCCGTCCATTGTTGATCAACGGTGGCACCACCACGCTCGATCAAACTTTCTACGCGGATGAAGTAAACTTCAGCATGGATTTCGATGCAGGTTTTGGCCTGACCGTCCATGCCAAGAACCATCCCGAAGCGTCTGAAGAGACCGGAGGCGGACAATGAGCCGCGTCCTCAACCACATCCTCGGCAGAGCCCAGACGCAGGGTCAGGGCACGGCTCTGGCCAAGTTCGGCACCATCAGCAGTTGGGATTCCAACACCTATATGGCCCGCATCTCATGGCAACCGGATGCCACCGGCGATGACGGCAACCCTGTCGAAAGCGGGTGGGCACATGGCCTGACCCTCGCTGTCGGCCTGCTGAACGTCCAAGTGCCCCACTCCATCGGGCAACAGGTCTTCTGCGTCCCGAACGCAGGGGATGGCGATGCCATGGTGATCGCCGGGTTCATCTACGACAACATCAGCCGCCCGCCGGTCGTGCCCAATGCCATCAGCGGAGGCCCCGTCGCGGCAGTGCCCGGCGAACTGATCATCTCCACCACTGCGGGCTTCGTCATGCGCGTTTGCGACGACGGTTCCATGTTCATTCAGAGCAACACCGCAGTCAATGTGCAGGCGCCTACAGTCAATTTGAAGGGCAATTTGGCTGTTGATGGGAACATCACGTCTACAGGCGACGTGTCTGACCATCACGATTCTTTGGCCAATGTCCGCAACCATTCCAACACCCACATCCACAGTGGCGTGCAATCTGGTGCAAGCACGACAGGCGCTCCCACCACTACTGACTAACTCTCAGCCGTCTTGGAAGGCCGTCCTCCTAAATAAGAGGAAGGCAAACCCAAGGTTTTTATGGCTGACCTCTATCATGATTTCGGCAGTGGACTGCCACTGTCCTCAACTGGCGGCCTTCTAACGTCTGATGGCTCTCTGCTGACTAAGCAGAAGCTTGTCCGACGCTTCATGACTAACCCCGGTGGCGACCCCTACAACCCATCTTATGGGGCCGGGGCTCGCCAGATGATCGGCTCTCCGATCTCGGCTGACCGGATCGAAGCAATCTTCACTGAGCAAATGCGGGATGAAACCGCTGTTGATCAAACAACAGCGCCAAGCATCGCCGTGACCTACGACCCCGTTGGGGCCGTGGCGACTGTAATCATCAAATATGTTGATGCGAACACCCAGTCCGGTGTGACGATCACGCTTGGACAATAATGGCCATAAACTTTAAGTCGTTCAATCAGATCGTTTCTGATGTCATTGCCGCCGTTCAAAACTACTGCATCGGCCTAACCGACCTCACGCCCGGCTCCCCCTACGCGGCGTTCATCAACGTAATCTCTGACAATATTCAATACCTGCTGCAATTCGGGGCTCAAATCCTGTCTGTCACTCGCCTTGCCTCAAGCAAGGGCGCCGATGTTGACAGTTTCGTTGGTGATTTCGGGCTGACCCGTCTGGCCGCCACGCCTGCCAGCGGCACAGTTGTCTTCTTCCGCAACGTCGCCTCAAGCCCCACCCCCGTCTCCATCGCGCCGGGCCTTCAGGTCAAGACGACTGATGGGGTCAGCACCTTCACGGTGACGACCGACACGACCAATGGGGCATGGAACCCCACGTCGAACGCCTATGTGGCGGTCACCGGCGTGAGCACCCTGAGCCTTCCGGTCACGGCTGTGACGGCGGGCACCAGCGGCAACGTCCAAGCCAATTCCATCTCACTGATCTCATCGTCCAGCCCGTTCGATACGGTCAACAACCCGGCCGCTTTCAGCAACGCCACAGACTCCGAAACCGATGCCAGCCTTCGCCAACGGTTTACCAACTATCTGAACACCCGTCCTCTGGCGACCTTGGGCGCTGTTGAGTATGCGGTTCAGTCCGTTCAGCAGAACATCAGCTACAGCATCGTTGAAAACGCCGATGCGAATGGTGTGGCTCACTTTGGTTTCTTCTCCGTCTATGTGGACGATGGCACCGGCGCTCCCTCCAGCACCTTGCTGAACTTGGTTCGTGTCGCGGTTGACGCTGTTCGCCCGCTGTCCGTCACCTATTCGGTTCAGCCTTGCTCCGTCGTCAGCGCGTCCATCCAAGTCACGATCTCGGCGGCCACCGGCTACAACCACGATGACCTCACACCGTTGGTTTCGACGGCTCTGCAAGGTTACGTGAATACTCTCGGGGTCGGTTCTCCCGTCATCTTCTTCAACCTGCCGTCGATTATCTCAGGCGTTGCCGGTGTCAGCCAAATTCACAGCCTGACCCTCAATGGCGGCACTGCCGATATTGGTGGTGGTGTTGCTCAATCCTGCCACCTAACCAGTGCGAATTGCGTGGTGTCCTAATGGCCACGGGCGATTTCAATTGGTTCTACAACCGCACCTACAGCCTGCTTCCGGCCGATTGGTTCGATCCTGCCGACCCCGTGGTGCAAGCCTTGGTCGGCGCCATCGCCACAGGCTGCTCCTACGTATACGGCCTCTATCAGCAAGTACAGGATCAAACCCGCGTCGGCACCGCGACAGACGGTTTCCTTGACCTGTGCGCGGAAGATTACTTTGGCTATGGCCAGTTTCTTCGCCGCTCTGGCGAATTGGACGCAGACTATCGCGGCCGGATCACCAAGGAACTTCTCCGCAAGCGCGGCACCCGCCCTGCAATGGTGTCCGTTCTTACAGACTTGACGGGGTTCGCTCCGATCATTTTCGAGCCCCAGAACCCTACCGACACCGGCGGTTACGACGCTCCGATCAGCCTTGCTTACGATACGGCTGGGGCTGGCGGCTACTATTCTGATGAGGTTCCTTATCAGTGTTTCATCACGGCCTTCCGCCCCGATGGCGTGGGTATCCCGTCCGTGGCTGGTTACGACTACGACAACGTGGTCAGCGCCCCCGGCGGCTATGATGATGTGAGCGGAATTGGCGGTGCATTCGAGTATGTCGAAGACTCGATGCTGCAAGGGCCGGTGCTAGATCAAGACATTCGTGACGCTATCAATAAGACTAAGCCAGAAGGCGTGACGGTGTGGCTACAGATACTTGACGGCGCCTGACCGTCATCTGCGGTCCGTCGCCTAAATACGGTTACCTCAATTTGATTGGTAACCGCATTACATGCCTGATCGTCCGCTAGTTTATCCCGGCCAAACTCCCAAGGCCGCGCATATCCTCTCCACCAACCAAAATCTGATGATTGGCCTTGGCCACGTCATCTCCGCCGCCATTGGCGCCAATACTGTTGTTGATGGGCTGACGCTCTCGCCCACGTCTCCGACTCCGAACCTGACGGTCACGGTCGGCACGGGCACGATCTTCCAACAGGCTGACATTGACCAGAATGCTTATGGCGTTCTTGGCACCAACCTCGCGGTCATTTCCAAAGAATACGGGATCGATGTTTCGACACCGTTGACCCTGACCGCGCCGTCAAGCGCCGGTCAGAGCATCAATTACCTGATTCAGGCGGCTCCGCAGGAGACTGACGGTACTCCGCAACTTCTGACTTACTTCAACTCCAACAATGCCCTTCAGCCGTTCCTTGGCCCCGGCAACGATGGTGTTGAGCAAAACACCGTTCGTACTCAAACGGTTCTGATCAACGAACTGGCGGGTACGCCTGCCAACACCGGGACGCAGACCACCCCTCCCCCGACCTCGGGTTACATCCCGCTGTGGATCGTCACCGTCGCCTTTGGGCAGACGCAGATCACCAGCACGAGCATTTCGGTCCACCCGTCTGCTCCGTTCATTTCCTCCAAGATCGGCGACGTTCCCGCAGCCGTCCAAAGCGGCAAGTGGACCTATTGGGCTGACACCGGGACGGCCAATACGTTGGTCATCACGCCCATCCCGGCGCTGACCGCGTACACGGCGGGCGACCGCTTCTCCATCAAGGTGTCCGCAGCCTCTACAGGCACGTCCACCCTCAACGTCTCCGGCCTTGGCGCCAAGACGCTCCTGTACACCGACGGTTCGGTCATCGTTGCCGGTGACTTTGCTGCTGGCAGCATCGTGGAAGCCGTCTTTGACGGCACCAACTTCCAAGTCGTCAATTTCGCTCGCGCCAACGCTCGCCGGTCCTACTTCGCCACTGCGGGCGGCAACGCGAGCGTCCTCACAGCCACGATCTCGGGTTTCCCGGCCACACCCTCGGCGGGCAGTGAAATCCTGCTGGCCCTGTCGGCGACCAACACCTCAACGGCAACCCTCGCCGTCAATGGCGGCTCGGCGGTCGGCATCCTCCGCAACGATGGTGACTCGGCACTGAAGGCCGGTGACCTGTCTTCGGGTCAGTTTGCCAGCCTTCGCTACGACGGCACCAATTTCCGCCTGCTCAACCCGCCTGCCGTCGCCGACCGCATGTGGGGCGCTTCAGCAGATTTCACCAGCAGCGGCTCTTGGACGGCTCCGGCCGGTATCACGACCGTGTTTTGCCGCCTTTGGGCGGGTGGCGCGGGCGGTGGTGGATCGTCTTCCACGACAGCAGCTTCCGGCGGCGGTGGCGGCGGGGGCTACGCCGATAACATCCTGACGGTTGTTCCGGGCACCTCTTACACCATCACAATCGGAGCAGGCGGCGCCGGGGGCACCGGTTCGTCCGGCGGCACCAACGGTGGCTCCTCATCCTTCAGCACTCTCCTCGCCGCTAGTGGCGGGGTTGGAGGTGGCGGCGCCTCGGGTTCATCCGCAGGTAACGGCGGCTCTGGCGGCAACGGTACGTCCGGTACCGTCACCATGCCGGGCGGCCAAGGCAACGCAGGCCAAACCAACACAGCCGTCTACGGCGGACGTGGTGGCGACTCCGGCGGCGGCGGCGGCGCGGGCGGCGGTCAACAAGGCGGAACAGGCGCCCCGGCAGCAACAAGCGGCGGTGGCGGCGGCGGCGGCACGGTCAATGGCACCGGCGGCCTTGGTGCTGGCGGCTACCTCGCGATCTATTGGTAAGGAAAACCCATGCAATATGCACTAATCATTGATAACCGCGTTCAAGAACTCTTTGCGAACGCACCAACACTTGCTTCATCGTTCGAAGTTGTCGAAGTTGACGACAGCGTTGGTGAAAACTGGACACGAGCGGGCGGTGTCTTTTCGGCGCCTGTTGTTGTTGCTGACTATGTTCAGGAAGCTCGTTCACGTCTCTACCAAAACGACGTGATCTTCGTCCGCTGCGGTAAAGCGGGCGTGGCCTATCCGTCCGAATGGTTCGCCGACGATGTTGCGCTTCGCGCGATTGTCGCTGGAACGGCTGAAGGCCCTCTTCCCACAGCCCCCACTAAGCCTACGGGCATCTAACCTAACAACTAGGCATCGCGCCTAAATATTCATGCCGCCTTTGTGGCGAATGTAACTGCCATTAAGGAAAAGAATTATGACTCAAACTGTCAACCTGACCATTGCCGCAAAAACTGCCCGCGCTGCTGCCCTCGTGGCTTCCGTGGGTACCAGCGGCACCCTGAACCTTTACTCGGGTTCCATTCCGGCTTCTGCCGATACGGCACTGTCGGGCAACACTTTGCTCGCTCAGTTCCATGGTAATGCGACCGCGTTTGGTGTCGCGTCGTCTGGCGTGACCACGTTGAACCTGCTGACCGACACCAACAATCAGGTCAACGCTTCCA